AATACACCCATTATAACCACAATAAAAAGAGAGGGATACGACATAAAACCGCATCCCTCAATCATCTAATAAAATGGTACGCCATCAGGGACTCGAACCCCGAACCAACGGATTAAGAGTCCGTTATCTTTTGAGTAAAATCAGTACTTTACATGTCCGTTGGACAAATTTTTGACGAAAAAGTACGTTTATTTGTCTTTTTTTTGTATTTTTGATTTTTTTTACCCACTTTTTTTTTAAAAAATTTGCCCGATTCTGTAAGTCGTTTTATCACAGTCTATTTCAATTAATAAAAATTTATAATTTATTAATTTTTATCTTGACATTTATTTAGAGTATGCTATAAGTAATACATCTTTTTAAGGAGGAAAAAAAAGATGAAAATAAAAATAGAAATACCGAATGGTACAAAGGGGGAATTGGTAGAAATCTATGATCCAGCGATGTTGCCACTGAATTTTGTATTAATTATCCAAGATACGGAATATGCACCAACAGACAAGATTGCCATCAAAGAAAAAAGCAGTATCTGCCCTTTTTTATATTATAAAGACGAGATGGGCAATATACCCAAGTCTAAGGTTGTAACTAGATGGAATAATGCAGTTGCTCGAGCATTTCCAGAAGATGGACAGCATTTGGGATATGAAATACTTGATGAATATGACATTATATTACCAACAGGGAAGACGATACATGTCAAACTCGTCAAGGATCAAATAAAAATCAGCCTAAACAATGGAAATGACGCCAGGCTGGTTATAAAGAACAATCAACCGGAGTGTGTATTATATCAAGGGGAAAATTATTATCCCCACGAACAAATTCCCGGGCATGAAAAAATAGAGGCAAAACCATTTGTAGGTATGCCCGCATGGGCTACATATGAAGACAAACATCCCGACCTCTCCGATGACCCTAACACGCCTATCATGTGCATACCCTATGATCCCAATGCCCCTACCCAGGGGGAATACAAAATAATGAACGACATGGTAAAAATATGGAATGATAAAATTAGAATTCATATAAAGAAAAGAGAAAACGAGCTCTTGGGATATTAATACATGAGATATGCAGTTGTCAAATTGGAGTGTATTGGTGATAATGAGACCTTTTATCCTACCCCTTGGGGTATGGTGAAATTGTTGCCATCGAGGGCATGGATAGCAAAGATTGTAGGATATGATTCCAAATATATATATAAAAGAAATTTCATTAAGGGAATTAAAGATTACTCTCATGCAAACAGCGTTGGCTCTAGAGGTGTCTATAAATATTATCACCTTACTGATGGATTATACGAAATCAAATCACCACAGAGTTGGAAATGGAGTGATCGATATTTTGCAAAAGTAAAAGAAGGGAAATTAAAAAGAATAACAGAAGAGGAATTGATAAGATGGTTGGAAGCGGAAAAAGACCATTAGGCATTAATGTTTACGATGTTGCAAAAAAACGCATCTCTTGGGTGTTTGACAATTTCGAGAAGATATATATATCTTTTTCCGGTGGTAAAGACTCTACCGTTATGACTTATCTTGTAATGGACGAAGCTATAAAACGTAATCGAAGGGTAGGTTTGTTGTTTATTGATTTGGAAGGACAATACAAATTAACAATAGATCATATTGTATATATATATAATTTATATAAAGAACATATTGAACCTTTTTGGGTTGCTCTCCCAATACACCTAAGAAATGCGGTATCCATGTATGAACCGCATTGGATATGTTGGGAACTAAATCGGGAAGAAGACTGGATACGCAAACCGCCGAAGCTCGCCATTACTGATCAAAAATATTTTCCGTTTTATAATTACTCTATGGAGTTTGAGGAATTTGTTCCTGCTTTCGGTCATTGGTATGCAGAAAACGATACTAAACTGACTGCCTGTTTTGTTGGAATTAGATCAGATGAAAGCCTTAATAGATATCGTACAATAGCTAGTAATAAAAAAACGTATTTTCAGGATAAAAAATATACTACTTGGTGTAATGGTACAGTTTATAATGTTTATCCAATCTATGATTGGCAAACAAAAGATATTTGGACATATCATTACAAAACCAAAAAACCATATAACCACCTTTATGATCTCATGCACAAGGCAGGATTGTCAATACATCAAATGAGGATATGCCAACCTTATGGAGATGATCAACGCAAAGGACTTTGGCTGTTTCATGTTCTCGAACCAGAAACCTGGAATCGTATTGTTGCCCGTGTCAATGGGGCTAATAGCGGGGCTTTATATGCCAAAGAAACCAGTAATATATTGGGCAATATAAAAATATCCAAACCCGAAGGACATACATGGGAATCCTTCGCAACATTGTTGATCAATAGTATGCCGATAAAAACAAAAGAACATTATGCCAACAAAATCGCCATTTTTATAAAATGGTGGGAAGATCGAGGATTCCCCAACGGAATACCAGATCAGGCTGAATCTGTGTTGGAAGCATCTAGAAAAGTTCCTTCATGGAGGAGAATCTGTAAATCTCTATTACGCAATGATTATTGGTGCAAGGGACTATCGTTTTCTCAAACGAAATCAACATCTTATCAGAACTATATAAAAATAATGAAACGGAGGCGACAAGAATGGGGACTCAGGTGGACATGGTTACAATAGAGATTGAAAATTTAACACGATTACTCTGCAACAAAATCAAACAACTAGATGAAAACGATAAGATATGTACGCTTAATAATATACGGCAAAAGTTACATGCAGTAAGCCCACTGAATACAGAGCCAGTTGATTGCGTTTTGTGGATTCCATCGGAACATGTTATTGCAAACGATTATAATCCAAATCAGGTAGCTCCACCGGAAATGCGTTTATTAAAATATTCCATCACCAAGGATGGATATACACAGCCTATAGTTGGATTTCAAAAACCGGATCACGTAGAAGTTGTTGATGGTTTCCATCGGAATCGTGTAGGAAAGGAATACCCAGAAATTAGAAAACGTATAAAAGGATACTTGCCCATAACATTTATTAAAAACCATCGATCATCAAGAATAGCCTCTACCATTAGGCACAATCGAGCCAGGGGGAAACATCTAGTTGAGGGAATGAGCGAGATAGTTCAAGAGCTTTCCCGGCGAAATTGGAGCGATAAGCGCATTGCAAAAGAACTTGGCATGGATCAAGATGAAATATTAAGATTAAAACAGATTACAGGTCTCACAGAATTATTTTCAGATGAAGATTTTTCGGAGGCTTGGGAATAAGCATAAAAATTTGAGGTTTTTTTTAACAAATTTAGAAAGGAGAAAAACAAAATGAAAAAGAAACCAGGGCGAAAACCGAAACCAAAAAAGGATAAATTGATGTTTCGTCCTGTAGGATTCATACCCCGGGAATGGGACAAAATTGACAAAAAGGCAAAAAATGCGGGATATTCCGGCGGCGCGGGATGGGTGAGACAGCAAATCAGACTGATGCTTGTCTGATTATCGCCTGTGAGCGCAAAACTCCCCTCCCCGTGTGTTTTTTTACATGGGGAGGGGAGACCTCTTCAGATTGAATATATTACCTAATTTAGGTACAGTTTTTTTTACGAGACCTGGAGCTCAAACACTCCTAAAAATTAATCCTCAAATTTTTATACTTCAAAAAGAAAAGGGCGCGTTAAAACGCACCCTTATTTTAATTAACTTTTTGAGCAGTTTAAGGCTTATAAGGCGCGACAGCGATCACACGCCCCTCCACCGTGGTAATGAAAACCTCATCAGCCTGGACGCCTTCCGGATATTCGACCGCAATATCCAAAGGATCTTTAACAGTTGCACCCGGATACACGGTTTCAGTTGTGTATCGCATAGGACAGGCACACCCAACCAGGAAAAACAGACTAATCAGCCCGGTAATAACAGTCGTTCTCAACGTTTTCTTTTTTCGCTTTTCCCGCGCCTGTTTGATTGCCTCCGCGGCACGGATAACAGCCGCATCTTGAGCTGATGATTTGATCCCAAGTTCATCTAACATACCACATACATCTTGAACCAGATCAGCGAAACCCGCGCCTTCAGTTCCGATTGCTTCCATAATCGCCTTTGTTTTCTGCTTGATTGCCGTTTTCGCGGGACCATCAGGAAGTGTTTCCACCACCGTAATAAATCCAGCCGCTGTTTGCTCTCCGACCATGTATGCCTTTTTGTATTGTCGCGCTTTAATCCATTTCCAGATTCCGAACCCCGCCGTGGCAATGTAAATAATTACTGGAGCTGCTTCAACCCCGACTTTAATACCTGCAAGAATAGCCGCTAAAATTTCCATAGTACCTTCTCCTTTCCCTTTTTAAAATATTAATGAAATTAGCTTCATACCATTAACCTCAGCCGTTAAGCTGGTTACACAAATCAAGACGATCAGAATGATAGCCAGGATAGTGAGAGACTTTTTCACGTTTTTGATATTGCACCTTTTTTGCGTTTCTTCCAGGAGCCTGATCCGGGTCATAATCGAGTCGCCGTTGGACTCAAAAATCTTTTTGTGGAGCTTTCGCGTTTCCTTGAAGTTTAGATACGTGAGCCGCTTGATTTTGTTCATCTCTTTTTGAAGTTCCAGGGTTTTCATTTAATATCTCCCATATCCAGCGTTTACTTTTTCCACGCCTGTCAACCAGACGATAAAATCTCCCACATTTACATTGAACCATGTGACCGGCTTGAATACAAAGACAGTTCGCAATGAATATTTTCCCGAGGCATTTCGGACAAATCCCATACCACCCGACTCCCCATCTATAGATTGAAAGCGTCATGACTTTTCCTCCAGTGCATTTCCATGGTATTCGATCACAATCTTCTCCTCGATCCCGCTCGGAAGGGTGAAATTTATAATAATCTTATTGACAGACAGCGCGCTCCAATACTGCATCACCATATTCGAAAAATACAGATAGTTCGCGCCCATAGCACCATAGCTATCAGGAAGCAGCCCCCGCAAAAAGGAAAACTGATTTTCCCCAAGCACCAAACCCGTCCCTTGGCTCGGAAACAAAAAATAATACCCGTATCCGGAATCATGATCATCAACCAACGCCTGGATCATCCCAGTACAGTCGATCACCCCGCTGACCTCCTGCTGATTGATCGCCCCGCCAATCACTCCCCCCTGCCCCACCATAGCAAACTCGCTCTGGTAAGGCGGCTTCGGATCATACGAACAAGGAGGATCATAATTCCTCGAATCCTTCTTCATCTTCATAAGGCTGAACGAAAAACTCTCTCCTATGCCGTCAATATCGTTCATAACTACGCCGCTATTCCATTCCTTATTCCTCACCCTTCTCCATGCCCCACTCAATTTAAATTCCATGTAGGCACTGTTTATAATTGTGCCTCTCGGCATCCGCTTCAGGATCGGACTCGGCTGAAAAAAAGTTGGCGTAAAATTAAATGCCGGCGCGATCTCCTCGTGACCCACAGCCCAAGACTCGTAATAATTGCAACCACAGTAATTTTGCGCCCCGGTCGACGCCCAGGCAAAAAACGTCGCCATCGCATTTGCGATCCCGCGATCCCCCTCATACCACGGAGATGCGTCGTCTGGCTCGCCACAATACCCGTCTGCGCACCAACCCAATATAGGGTTTAATGCGCCCCCGCTTACTAATCCATTGATTAATAGCCCAGGGCACTGCCCATAAAAGTCCTTATATGTCTGACATACTCCCCCCAGCGTATAATACAAATCCCCCTGTTCCGGGGTTCCGCATATCTCCATCCAACCGTTGGGATAAACAATCCCCCCCGTGGGAATGCGATTCCCAAAATAACTATGTGCCTGATACAATCTCGTTCCATTCCTTTTTTGAAAATACGCATTCGTCTTTTCCCTGTTAACGTGTGATCCTGTAATCCCAACCGCCCAACCTCCCCACACATTGTTGTCTTCCTCGTCACAAAAACGTGTGGTGGGCACCGGATACATCTGCCCCTCACCGCAAATATGCGCCCCCTCCCCCCTCTGGGGATGAATCTCGCACGTGTTCATTACCTGAATACATTTTTCCAGTTCGTTGAAGTATCGGGGAGATACTGAATTCAGCTGGAAAAATTTCTTCCCACGCCCCTGAAAGCAATACTGTTTTGAAAGATCAATATTTGCATCAACCCAGGATTTTTCAACCAGGACAAAATTCATCAAAGGTTTTTTGATACAGTTTTCATCAGGGATTAATGTCCAGGTGTGAGTTCCATCATTTTGAATATCGAAATATATATTAAAAGTTTCCCGCGGATCAAACCCGGCATTTCTCCGGACGGAAAATTCAGAGCCGTTGACAGCCTGCATTTCATCTTCAGGATCATAGATGATAAGGGCATCTCTCCAATTGCCTATATTCTGATTTGGATCAGTTCCACCTTCCCCAAAATTTTTCACCCCGCCAGGGTTTCTCCCAGGAGGCGATGAAGAGTCTTCTCCTTCATACGTTATCCGGAGGCGATCCCCGAAAGCCTCCATCGCGAAAACCAGCTTCCCGTCAAAATCCATGTAGGTATTTCGTTTTAGATCGAGACCGCTTTCAACCTGTGTGAATTCTTGTTGTGTGTCAAAATTATAAACGCTGAAAATTGCAGAGCTCCAGGGTCTTTGAATTTCCCAGTACCACTTATTTTGATACGGGGTATATTCAACCTCATCTTTGCGGATGGAAAGAATCCCGTTATCAGCCTCACCGATTGACATGACAGAAACGGTATAACTTGACGTAAAAACCCCGCGGAAACCGGCATCTTCCGCCCCCCAGGCTCCCCCGAAAAACCGGTAGGTCAAATCGAGCGAAATTGTGTCGTGTAGAATCCATCCGGCTCCGGCATTATACCAGGCTTTCATTTCCCCCGCTGCGGATTCTTCGAGCTTCAGGGTGACAACAGGAGGGAACGTTCCCGCGCCAGAAGAATAGATCATTCCATCCGGCTCCAGGCGATAACGTAAAACCAGGATTCCAGATTCATTATAATCCCAGGCAAAAAAAGGCGATCCGGAAGAAAGATCTTTTCGCCACATAAGTCCGCCAGCACCTTCAACCTTGCCGACCATAAGGCTTTGACTATGTGCGGAAAAAGGCTCTGGACGTTCTATTTCCGCAAAAGCCCCGGAGAAATGATCTTCCTCATGAGATAACCCTGACCCCGCACCCTCGAAAACAAAGGCTGTGGAAGGGGTTAAATCATACCCTGAGAGGTTGTATTCATAGTAGGTGATTAAAAGGCGATCGACATCACACCAATACTTATTGTCAGATTCCCTTTTCACATTCGTGGACGGAAAGACTAAACGCTTTTTTATGAGATCCGGAAAAAATTCCCCAAATCCCAGGCAAGCGTCAACAGGGTAATAATCTTCAGAGCTTTCCCAGGTCTTTTTTACCATTTGCCCCTGTTCAACCCCTGTATCTTCCCAGGCTATATTACCGTCATCGAACAGTCCGGAAGTCTCTCCGATTTTGATTGTTTTTGCTCCGGAGGAAAGGTCAAAAGCGAACCATTTATAATCTTCCGGATAAATTAGCCCCACTGTCAACAGTTGAATCCGGTTCAATGATTCATTTTGCCAGTTTATCCCTTCCGGAGGTGCTTCCTGAAAGGGGAGTGCTTTCGTGATTAGGAAACCCTGATTATTCCAAAGAAAAACATCTCCGATTTGAGCGCGGTGCGCTGAATCCGGTCCCGTGTGAGAATTAGGATCAGCATAACATCCGGGACCCCGTGCCGGTTCGGGAGTTATACAGACATTTCCTCCGGAAAGGTAAGGGACAAGCTCTTCCCAGGAATTCCCATAGCCCAAAACGTGAGTTTGAGAAAAATAACGAGTCCCCCGCGCACAAATGACCTTCCGATAACCGCCGCTGAGATCCTCAACAGAGAACACTTGACCAGTTACAAGATCAGAATCAGAATGAAGGGAAGGATGATTCCAAAATCTGATTAACAAGCTATAATCAGTCCCGTTAATATTTATGGGGGGATTCAATATTGTGGCAAAGCCAAAACTCATGAAAGCAATCCTCTGATTTCATCAACCTCTGCTTGTTTTGCCGGGGTCAACTTGGATTTTTGATAAATTCCAACGATCACAGACTCAGAATCATCTTGCCTGTTTTGCGTTCTACAATATCCGTGATTCCCGGTAGTATAATCATGTAAATGAACGTTCCCGATATTCCGGTATGGATACAAACGAAGGGCTTTTGTGAGGTCATTACTATCGTCATAAGTTCCCCCGTCCGGAGTCGATTTTGTCTTGTATCCTGGAACTTGAGCCGGGAAAAGTCCCTCTTTGGCGTTTAACATATTAGCCATGTCGAACTCATAACCGTTGCCGTCACGCCCCCAAAAAGCCCCTTTTCGTAGAAACTGAGAGGCTTCACCTGCTTCCCGCTGTCCACATACAGCGTCAAACCATAACTGTCTTTTTGGGTGACCAATACCGGAGGAAACTTCCGTGTTGAAAAAGCCAGCCATGAGGTGAAGGGAAGGGTTGTTTATCATGGAAAAAGTGAAGTTTGAATAATGCGCGCACCCAGGAAGCCCCTGAATGAGGATTAGAGAAACAGCCGTCCAGAGCCGGTTTAAATCATCACCGGTTACACAACTCCCCGCGGGTTCAAGGGTAAAATAAGGACATACACCAGGTTGAAAACAGTCATCTCGAAAATTCGCGAAAGCCGCTGAGATTTCAGGGCGTTCTTTTCCATCAGCCCCGATTCTTGCGTTACAGTAACATTCTGAATCATGGGTATAGCTTCCCGACCAATCCTTTCTTGAGTGCGCACAACGGCAACGAGTATAAAAACAGGGGTAATCATCATCACCGCAAACAAGGAAAATATACATTTCAATTTTGTCAAACCCCTCAGAAATAACTGAAGAAAAATCGAACTCAACTTCCCAACCGGAAGGGGATTGATTTGTTATTACGGTTATTTCTGACCAGGTGATATTTCGCTTTTGTGTGCTGTTATAAAGCACACAGGAAAAAGGAACCAGAGAACCAGTGTCAACCAAACCAGGATAAAGAACACGCCGTGAAATTGACCACTTCCCCCCCGTTAAATCCCCCGGTTCCAAGGTGAATTTACTCCGCCCCCAAAGCACAGTCGGAGTCGGCTGAATGAATGCCCAGGATTCAGGCGCGTTTCGATAGTACCAGAAAGTGATTTTGTACTTCAGCCCTTCCCCATAGATTTGATCTATGGGATATTTGGCATAACTGCAATTTTTTGACAGGGTAACAGTAAATTCACAGTTCGAGCCTTCCCCCACGTCCTCAATCTTTTCAATCCAGGGAGAATTTTTATGTTGTAAACAGCTAGGGAATTCAAATGTTCCTATAGCTCCAACGGGAAGGTGATGATATGCAGAATCCAGATTCAACCGGTTCCCCTCATCCCCCCCGTTCCCGATCCAGTCTGGATTGATTGAAGAAACCCCTTGTTCCAAACATTTAGGGTTCGGACCGTAAAGCCGGAGCTGATTCTGGTTTAAGTTTGGGTCATCAAGTTGGGTTTGAAGGATTTCATATGTTTGAGCCTGTGAAACGTTATCAGCCGTCCAGTCACGGTTGTAGAGAAGATTACGATTTTCAACCCCGTAAAATATCCGAGACAGGATAAACACTGCATTGACCAAGCGGAGATTATCCTCAGTCAAAATCCTATATTGAGGCGCGATATAATGTTCCGGAGGAAATTCCGGGGGAGGCGTAAAAAAAACCTTTTCAGCTGGGTCATGAGTCGCCTTTTTTGCACAAGATTCACATAGTGAAGGAACCTTTGATTTGAGTTCCAATTCATCCAAAAGGGGAGGAAAACAAAAATTTTTCCGTCCCCCGGAAAGCTCCGACGCGGCAACCTTCGTGTAAGGTAAAATATCCCCCTGAAATGTGTCTCCTGCTCCCATGTTATCCTTGATCCGTACAAAATCCAATAAATCCTGTTATTTCTAACTGATAAGTGATTGTTGCTCCTTCACCGCTACCTCCACCGCCCCCACAAGGGAAGCGAACCAGGGCAACAGACCCATCTCGATCAATGATTTGAACTGAGCCAGAATCCCCGATCGTCAAAAAATTGTTCCCTTCCTCAAGGGTTCCATAGTACCCGTCGCCACCGTCTGTTTCAGCCCAACACATACCGGCGATAACAACGCTTCCCGCTTGATCTGAAGGGATTTTTTCAAGACAGACGGCAATTATATCAAGACAGTCTGTTGCGTCTGGAATAGCCACTTCCAGGACGGTTTGAACCTGCTTCGATCCATCAGAAAGGGAACTCCCCCGAACAATGCAAACGTCATGAAGGTTCAAATCTGTCTCTCCTACATTTTGAGCCAACACAACGATTGCCGGATGTACCTCAGATTGAGCACCTCCGGCGAGATTAGCAGATTCATTGACCAGGCGAATAATATCATTCATGGTTTTTGCTTTTATAGTTTCGCCTTTTTTTACGCGTTTCATTAGGGTCCCTTCAATCCAAAAGAATCAAAATCCAGATCTTCATATACTTTTGCGATATGAACAGATTTGATCAGGCGTTTCAGTTCCCCACCGGCTGTTAATGTTTGATGTTGAAACCATACGTAATTCCAGGGGTTGATTGTTAGAGGTCCGACAGTAGAGCCATCAGCCAGGGTAATGACCGGGGTTGTCTGTATTTTTCCGATCAAAAAATTATATTCAATCAACCAGTCATTTGTCCGAACTTTATTGATAGCCGCTCCGATAAATAACACTTCTCCTGGAGCATAACCTTTCCAGTTTTTTGAATTCACATGAGCCAAGCGCGCTTGTATCGCCGCTTGAGCTGCAAGGAGTGTGTCATCCTCCACATGACGAGTCACTTTGAGGGACATGGAAGGGCGATAAACGTCCACCCCGTCAACGTTGTTACCATTGACACCGATAGCAACCCCCACATCGACACCGTAGTTTGTTTGATATAATGGATCGCTGACACTGTTTATATGGGTTTGTTGCGCTGATAAATCCCATGACCAGGTTTCACCGTGTTCATTCTCTATATTGTAGATGTCTGAAGAACGATAAACAATCGTCACGAGAGAAAATTTTGTACTGTAATATTGAGCCTTTATTTCTTCGATCTTCGCCATGTCAAACGTGGTGTGAGGATCCCCCAACTCAAAAGGCGCGGGAAGCGTTGACACAAGCCCGATTTGTTTCAAAACTTCTTCCGGAACCGGATTATCAGCCAGGAAAACCCGCGTTATCCTGATCCCTTCCTCAGTCTGTTCAAAAAGCCCTGAGTCATATTGCTCTTTCAAGATGAGTGTCATTCATACACCGCCTTCATAGATACAGGATTCTTTTCAATTTTTAACAATGATTGTGAGATTTTTTTCAGCTCTTTGAGTTGGTCTCTGCTTATTTTTTGAGGACCGCCTAACATTTCACTCATACGTCCCCCAAAGAACCCAACAACACCCCGGCTTGTTTTATCTTCAGGCACAGTAGGGAGCATGGGAGGGGTAATTTTATATTTTGACAGGTCAACCCCTGAATAAATACCGGAAAGCGTACCCATAAAATCTTTTAGGATATTGGTAAGCTCCGGCTTTCCTTTGTTGCGCTCCTTGATCGCTGCTTCAAAAAGTTCATTTGCTTGAAAGGCATTCCAGGTGAACGCCTGAACTTTTTCATGAAGATCGTCAAAAAATTTTACCTTCACTTTGGGAACCTTGTCAACAAGACCCTTGAGCTTTTGAGCGATCCCTTGATCAAACACGCTAAAAAATTTAGCGAAAGATTTCATGATTCCTTTCATCCAGTCTTGAATCACGCCAAAAGCCTTGTGTGTACCATCAACTACAAAATCAATTATACTGATAAAACCCAGGGAAAGGCTGTTCTGAATTGTATAAACCCAATCTGACAGGGTTTTGTCGAAAATGGTAAAGCCATTAGCCAGGGAATCCAAAGTACTATTCACACCGACATCAAGCACACCCAAGGAATCAAGGATTGACCCCACTGCCACAACGATTGTTGCCGTGAGTCCTGTGATAACTCCAGTCGTAAAGATTAAGGGGGAGGTTGCCGCCATTAAACCCACGCCAACCGCCATAAAGGTTCCTCCCAAAGCAGTCAAAGCAACCCCCACCTTCCCAAGGGAAGTGATAATTTGGGGATGTCTGGAGAGAAACCCCCGGAGTTTTACATTTATCATTGTGACTCTATCCATGAGATTTCTTAATGTAGGAGCGAATCTTTGAGCGATCGTCATGGAAACACCCATGAGAGAAAACTTTAACCTGGTAAAAGCATCCTGCATATCCTCAGCCAAGGTAAAATCAACATCACCCGTTAAAAACGTGTATTCGTTTCGAAGTTTCTTGATAGATTCAGCTCCGGCGTTAAAAAGTGGAACTAGGTGAGTTCCAGCCCGCCCAAAGATTTTTTGAGCCAGGGCGGCTTTTTTTGATTTATCCTCAAGGTTTGAAAGGGCATTAGCTATTATATAAAAATGCTCTTCAGATTTTTTTCCTTTTAAATCTTCCGTGGAAACACCAGCATCAACCAAAGCATCAACGTATGTTTTCATACCCCTTTCAGCATCATAAATACACTGTTGCATCTTCTTAATTGCGCGCTCTACTGCGTTCAGCCCCGCGCCGGTTATCTCGGAAGCGTAACCCAGCTCGCTAAATGATTGTGCGGATATTCCCGCGCGCCTTCCGATCTTTGCGATATTATCTCCGTATTTCGTAAATTGTTGAACGCTTTTTGTCAGGGGAGCCAGGATAGCCAGCCCCGCAGCGGAAAGCCCCGCACCCAGTTTCAGGAGCTTTCCCCCAAAAGCTGACAGCTTGCCCTGAGCCTCCTTTAATTTGGTTTCTAAGCCTTTTAAATCAGCTCCTATTGGTACGTAAGCCCCTCCCATTTTTACAGCGTCAGCTAAGCCCATTTAATCTCTCCTGAAAGGATTGAATTTCTCTGGTTTTGTTTCGCCTCCAAAAAGGTTCGATATAGCCGCGATAATGCTTGAAGTATGATCCCAGTCCTCCCGAGATTTCGCCATGTACGACAAAAAAAGCTCTTTAGGTGTGAGACTGTTATCCGGATCAAGACCAAGGCAGATAGACATCTCAATCAAGTCTTGGATTGACCAGGGGTTCCCGTCTTGTTCGGTATCTGAGGGTTTAGCGGAAAATCCTCACTCTCAGGAAAGGCATCCGTTAAAGCGTTAATAAAGGCATCCATAGCTGATTCAAAAAATATTTCCGTTGTTACTCGATTAGTATAAAATTCCTTTTCTGTTACCTTCAATGCCTGTGCTAAATGCCTACACGAATACCACAAACACCCGATCATTGATCCGACATTCATCTCTGTAAAATTATAAAAGTCTTTCAACTTAAGATCATTTGCCCGGCACATATCACGGAGAATAAACATATTTATCCGACACACCCAAGTTTGACCGGTTGCATCTTTAAATTCGTGACTTTTTACGCTCATGATAACGCTCCTGATCCTGTGATTTTCATGGTAATCGTGACGCAGTTATCAACCGGGACTGATACGTGCCATTGTGACAGGTATCCGGTTCCAGTTTCTGACAATGCGCCTCCCCCTGTTTCAACAAAAACCACATCCAACAACGTCCCCGCAGCAAATGCACTCTTCAGGGTAGGAATAATAGAGTCATCCGTGTCTCGAACGATCTCTATTGTATTAGTTTCCCAGGAGTGCAACCCAGGATCGACCTCTTTATTTCCCCCAGAATTTTTTGTTGTGACATCGTTCATCTCTTTATCCCGGTTTATCTCAACGCCCTTGTGCCTCAACAGCTCACTCCCCCCAAGTGAGAGAGTGCAAACATACCCTTTTACCGTTGCCATTTTTTACTCCTTTTCGATTTTCATTGTTACTGAGATTATATAATCCACAAACCCCAGATCGTTCAGTTCCTCCCGCGGGAATTCAGCCTCGATGTGGGGAACAGTATAACCAGTTACGGAAGCATTATCCATATTTCGATTGATCGTTTCCCATATCTTGACAGCCACAGATTCACCCCGCGCCAGGGTTTGACTTCGCCCCGTGTGTAAAGTTACGGTAAGGGATACATCAGCCCCGAAATTCGCCTTGTCATAAAAGGTTGGTCCCCCGTCCAATTTTATAGTTACACACATTTCATGCGCGTCATCCGGCGGTTCCGGGAGTGTAAAAAGCGCGGGTTCATTGGTTCCTGTATAAACTGACAAGGATTTTGTGATTACAGGGGTGTTCAAGATGTCATAAATTGCCTTTTTTACAGTTTTCATCTTGACATCCTCCAACGGTTTAATTTTTTTCCTTCCGGAGTTTTTGAAAGAGATTTCCCTTTCCATAGTCCCGGAAATTTCGCTCTCACTTTTTCAAGCGCGGGTTTCATGAAAGGATGTGCCGCCATTCGGGAAGTTCCCTTTTCTAAAGCCCTTCCGTAAAACGCTTCCCTTGTGGGTCCGGTTACAACCAAACCGGAGCGATCCCTTCCGGTTCTAATAGACTTCTTAAGTTTCTTGGTTCGGCTTTTGGGAGGCTTGCCAGGCTTTGACGCTTTCCCTCGATATGGACGCATTGACTTTTTTGCTTGCCGCTGTGTCATGTAGCCAGCTTCCATCAGGGGAGTAAGAGACGCCTGTTGAGCCGCAGTCAATATCCTGGACCTGAGAATCTGAAATTTTAGTTTGCGGAGCTGTATCACTGGTTAATCGGTCTCCTTACAGGTTGTAAATGAATCAATTTGAAAGGTTTCCCCTCCACCTCTTCAATTCCTGTCACCCGGAAAAGTTGAGATGTTACCGGGATTCCGCCGCCACTGTAACCTCTGGCAGCTGGAGTTGAAGCGTTAACGGTTGCCAAGTGTGTCAAAAAGCCTTGACTTGTAGCTGTAGGAATAGCCGCGAATACAGAGCCTTCACTGACAACCGTTTTTACAGAACTTCCAGAGCCTTCAGCCGGAGAGGTTGACGCGGCAATAACAGCCGAAATAAGCGCAATATTTTCCCCCACGCCGGAGGCTAAAGTTTCAGCAGTTTGAACATTGCCGGAGGCTTTTCTGGTTAAAGTTCCGGAAGCGGAAGCTTCAGAAATCTCCGTTGAGATATCACTATCGGAAACACACGTTTTCTTTCCGGAGCCGGAAGCCAAAACCACCAACGTTTCAGCCAGGACGTCACATAACAGAGTGAGTATCGCTTCAGCCGTTGCTTGAGTAATCGGAGCTGAAGCGTCAACTGAAGCTGTATATTTTTTGTAAAGTTTTCCGGAGCCAGAAGCGATTGAAGCGGAAAGAGTAATCGAACCGGAAGCGGTCACAACACCAGGCGAATAAGACCTCCCACTTCCGGAAGCTATCGCCACTGAAACAGTAGCAGAAGCAGAAGCCGTAACAACACCGAAAGACGCCCCCGCGCCGGAGGCTGTCACAACCTCACAGGTGACACTTGCCGACGCGGATAAAGCCCGGTTTGCGCTTCCTGAAGCCGTAGCCGCGGGAACAGCTTTGTCAACATTACTGATAATGGTTTTTTTAGCTGAAGCAGCACAGGTAGCAGGAAGGGTAGATACTGAAATCTCTACAGAGTAGTATCGATCAGATATGAGATAATCCAATCCTGTGGAAAGTAAGTTATCAGAATCGGAATCAATTAAATATGTTGTAACAGGTCCCGACATTTTCTCTCCAGGAGGAAAAGTCGTTCCCTGTTATGCCTCATCAATATCCTCTTTGAACACGCGCGAGAAAAAGGTGTTATTCTAAATCGACCTCTGCGTAAGCCTGGAACTCGTTTTCCAGACGTCCTTTTGCCGCAAAGTTTAAACACTCCGCTCCCTCGGGCAAGTCATATTCAAGCCGGATAAAAACTCCGAACGGACAAGGACTTTCCCCTTGAATGCCAACCGGTTGCAGTTTTTCAATTTTCCCGTCCCTTTTATAGTATAACTGGTATTTGTCAACAACCGCCGTTTCTCCTGGTTGTGTTGCCATAATCCTCAAGGCAAGGCTCCCTAGTTTTACCCGGAAGGGTATAGATACAACCTCGGATTTCGTTTTCGCCTTATCCCATAGGCTCCCGATCTGCCGTAACGTGATAGTAGTCCCATTGCCAGCCTCATGGATTTCCTCGATAAACAGATCAATGCAGGGATTGTCAATCTGCACATATGATCCGTTACAACAGATATACCCATGATGAACATCAACGTCATAGTACATTGCCCCATTTGAGGTAGCTGCGCTTGTTACAGGATTTAGGATTAATCGATCCTTGACGGTCAGGGTTTCCCCGCCATCGCCGAACTCGAAATCGTTTTTGCAATATCCCACATTCCCGTCCGTCCTGAAGTACACTTTCGCTGTGTGGGATGAATCATAAATCAGCAGCTCACCGTCCCCATCAGAATCATTACCAATGATGCTGAGATTACCTTCTGCACTGTCTCTGATATACATATATTGACTACCGCCTTGCATATCAAACACTACTCGCCCGTCCACGTGTAATGGATAATCCATGTCCGTTTCCACGATGCCGAGTTTTGCAAAATAACCATATTGGTTGCTATCACAAATCGTTGTGTCACCGATTTTATAAGCAGTATCCGCCAACACTGTGCCGCTCGTGTTGATGTCACCGCTCGCATTAATCCCGCCAGTTGCAGGATTGTTGGCGGTTCCCGTGCGGAGAGAATCCGCAATAAATATATCGTCTGTTTTCAATACATTAGACGCCCCACGGTACAGATTTGTGTCATATGTCGGGCTCCCGGGAACGTCTTCCTGCCAGCCGAATTCTAATTTACCGGATGTACCGCTTGTCCACTTTAAAAACAATTCGTCAATGGTTGCCACATCTCCGATTTCAACATCATTAATAACGGTTAATTCATCTCCGATTGTGACATCACCAGCCACATCCAAAGATAATGTTTTTCTCTCGGTAAAGGTTACGTTGCTATTGCCAACACCCGACCCCACGCATTGGCTATAATAAACCGTTGTATTTGATCCATCACTATTTTGGAATAGGGGAGCTGCTCCGTTATCATTATAAAATTCACAACCATAAAGGTAAAGGTTAATAGTAAGCCCGCTATCTTGTGATCTCATTCCCGGATACGAACTCCCCGTTATAAAAGTACTATTATATATTTTTGTTGTTGAGTTTCCCGATCCCATCCAAAGACCACACCCCCCAGAAACCTCAATCAGGCAATCAAACATTTCAGACGTTCCACCTCTCACACTTATTGCATCCGTCGTCGAACTTATCGAATCGGTATTGATATAACAGTTAGACACGCACCCGTTATCAACAATAAGGACATCTTGAGCATGGGAAATCAAATCACAGTTTTTAACAAGCCCCTCCCCCGACATATAAACCGCAACAGAAGGATAAGAGCTCCTTTCATTCTCAATATAAAAATTCCGTAATTCCCCGTTCGTTATCCTCACAACATATCCAGTTTGAGCATTTACTTCATCCCAAGTCTGATCAGATACTATCCTACAGGATTTTCGATCAATGCCCACAAGGGAAACATAATCTTTACATGTGATCTTTTCATCATACGTTCCCGGATAAACAAAAACCGTATACGTATTGGTCGAAGCCGCATCGCTGATTGAATCAATCGCCTCCTGTATCGTCGTATAATCCGCCCCGCTCTCTGCAACCGTCACCACATTTGCCGGATTCAAGCCCACATCAGCCAGCCCACGTGATACCCAGCTTGTCCCCGTACCAGAAAAAACAGCAACATCAGAGGTTGCCCCGGTGTCATAGTTCGTGACGTTGACTCGCTGCGAGATATCTGTTTCCGTGAACTCCTGGAAGGTTCCATCTGCATCACCGTCCAACTTCAAGGATTTAGCCTTATAGGTAGTTAAACCCCACACGGATTGAATCAAAGCAAAAATAATCAAAATAAGAAAAAATTTTTTCATAGATTCCTCCTATCTGAAATAAATTACAACATTGATATCAGCATGATCCCCTGAACTGTGAATATGCAAGTATAAATACTCCGAACTCGTGTCAATAAAAATTGACCCAGTTGCATAAACAGTTCGATCCGTCCCGGAGCCGGTATTTGTCAGAGTTGCGTCTATATTAGACGCTCCACCGGCTTCATATACCGCATCACTTGCCCTCACAGTAGTTTGACCGGTTAAACCGGTATAAACCCCGGCGTCAAGCAAAATCCCCAGGATGGCAACGGAAGCCCCAAAAAGCACCATCGGCACTTTGAGCCTGAAATCAGCAGCGAGTGTTTCTTCTGGCACACCAGGGAGATAAAGAGACAGAGATTTCACTCTATTAGGAAGAACGGCTTTTACCGGACTCCCGTTACCATCAAGACATACGATATGAGATTGACTTTCATAATCATCGGTAGGCATGTTATCGCCGGAAATCTCGCTTTCGAAATCGGTGGAACCTGATTCAGCGAAGGCGAGACCACCATCTGTTTTTGCCTGCAAAAAACGATCAGGCATGATTTACTCTCCTGAAGGTTGCGTTAAGACCAGGCTGGTAATCTCTTGTTTCTCTCCAGCTGCGACAACCAGAGACGTCACCTCAACATCACCGCCACCGCCTACTGTAGTAACAGTCAAGGTTGCAACCACTGTCAAATCGTCTGATTTGAGAAGAACAGCATGGTCAATGGTTCCTCCCGTGGCATCTGAATCATCGGTAATGGTATTAGCTGTAATCGCGCCATTCACAGCAGCACCGAACGCCGTCGCGGAGAGCGCACATTTTGCGACCTCATTGTCCCCAGCTGTTCTTAATTCCAGATAACCATTATCACACAGATCTCCAAGGGCTTCAATCATTGCATTACGAGATGCAGTTTCGAGAATCATAAAATCCTCCTAATATGGGAATTGTAAAATATCACCAATTCGTATATCTTCCGTGGGAGGAACCGATAATAGGGTTTCCCCTCCCACACGGAATAACGTGATATCACAATCCAATGTTACACCTTCCCCTAAGACCTCGTCAAAGCCTCCCATCCCGTCAGGCTCTTTGGCGGGATGGTAGACTTGACAAGAATTAACTTGAACATCTTCAGAGATCACGTCTCCGAAGAGTCCAAACAGCTCATTTCTTTCAGGGCTTGACATCAATATTCTCCGTACACGGTACCGATTACATCCGCACTCGTAGGAAGCCAGTTTGACGTTGACGTGGCTTTGATCCCGATCACATCTCCCGCGCTAACTGTGTGTGTGTCATTCACAACAAATGTGACAGCATACTGGTTTGACGGATCAATCACAGCTTGAAGCCCAGTAGGGGTTCCGTCAATCGTGACGTCAAGAGTAAGGCTCCCACTGGTACACGCTTCAGACGAATAAGCGGTTATCCCGTATATCGAACCAGCCACAGAAGCAACATTCCCCTGGAAGGAAGTTCCGCCTTTATCCGCACTCGGATCCATTCCCCAGGGTTGAGCGTTTTGACTCGCGGCAACGTCATAGTCAAAAAAGGAAATTTGGTAAATCCGGGTTTCATCATACCCGTTGACATCCCCGGTCAAGTTACCCGTGACGTTACCCGTAACATCACCTGTCAAGTCACCTATGAAAGTCGTTGCCGTGGAAGTCGTAACGTTACTGGTATCACCCGTAAGATTCCCTGTAACGTTGCCCGTAACGTTGCCCGTGACATTTCCGGTTAAATTTCCAATAAAAACTGTGGCTGTGGAGGTTGTAACGTTACTGGTATTGCCCGTAACGTTGCCCGTGACATTTCCGGTTAAATTTCCAATAAAAACTGTGGCTGTGGAGGTTGTAACGTTACTGGTATTGCCTGTAAGATTTCCTGTGACATTGCCCGTGACATTTCCGGTAACGTCTCCTGTTAAATCTCCCGTCACATTCCCAGTTACGTCCCCCGTCAAATTTCCTATAACAGCCGTTGCTGTAACAGTTGTAAAACTACAAGAGTCACCAGTTATGTCACCCGTTATATCACCGACAATCCCGCCGTCTGCCTGGATGGAGCAATCGGCTTCAAAGGCTCCAGTGGAACGGATCACAACATCATTTTTAAACATTGTGTTTCGATCTTCCACTTTCCAGTAAATCCCTGTGTCATACGCGACAACTACAGCCACAACAAAAAGGAGAGCTGTTAAAAGTAACGAGATTTTTTTCATAATAACCCTCCTTCCTTTAGGCATAAATCCCGGTAATAATTTGACCTTGACTCGCGTTCATGATCTTGATTTCCGTGTCCATTCGAGCACGGAGCACCTTCCCACGAACGGGATTGGAACCGTAGCTCTCCACCGTTGCGCCGATTGTTGAACCATCAGCCGCCCAATGTAGAGTTCGAGCCATCGAGGGAGTTGCAGGGTTGCGATCTCCCGGAGGCGCGATACGGCATAACAACGCCTTCTCATTGCTCCAGATATCCGCAATGACAACATCCTTATCCGGCTTCGCCGTGTTACGAATCGCATCGGCAACAAAGAAATAGTCAATGTCAAACACTTGAGCCAGAACCGTCGGAGTAATATCTGAAGCCTTAACAGCTCCCCCGGCTCCCTGTGAGGCGATACGGTCAATGATTTTCGTATTGTGGCGGAGATGCATCGAATACACGTTCCAGGTAACCACCATACAGTTCGGTTTGTATCCGCACCGATCCCGCATGGTTTTTTTGTTGTTGTCAACATCGGTAATAGGATCTCCATCTGTGTGATTTTTCCAGGTAGCTCCGCAGGCTGCGTTTTGGATTGCATCAGTATCCATTACCGTGTCAGCGATTTGTTTTTCCCGATCACGAAGCACAATGTCACGGGAAATTTCAGCTGACACGAGTTCCGCGTCAAAAAAGTTCGCATACACCGCCTTTAGGCGATCATCGACAGGAATTTCAATCCCGGTTTCCTTACATGAGAAAGAATCCGTGTCAAAATCCCATGCGACCCTTTGATAGTCCCCGCGGGAAGATCGACCTAACCCCCCCTCAGGATTAATCAACAGAGACCGAAGCGGGATTATAGGGAAAGGTCCCCCGGCTAACCCCATTTCTAGAGGCACGGCAACCTTTAACCCGATAAATCCATTTCGTGCCATTGCCAGATCAAGCTCCGATAAAGCTTGACCCAACTCGGGACGATATGAATAGACAGTAGTTCCAGGCGAAGGATACATAGTTTTCACTCCTTTTCTTTTTTTTTGTTCCTTGTTATCCTTCGTCTTTGTTATGCTTTATTCAGATTTTGGAATTCCATAACCTGACAGATACATTCCTTCGAAAAGATCACCATCTGTGCTCGCTGAAGTTAATGCAATTCCGATCTTATAAGCACCTGTGGCTTGAGATCCAGAAACCTTCCCGTTAGCCGCGGAATAAAAAGGATTTCCAGCTGAAATTGCACCTGAAGCAACGAAGTGGCGAGATCCAGAAACATTCCGAAGAATCACGCCTGAATTTGCTTGATTAGCGGCAACAGGAATATCAATAGTACCGATCTCAAGATCATCCAATCCCGCCAATTCAAGAACACCAGCAGGGAGTTTTACACGAATACCGCGAACCCTTGCGGTGTCACCATTTGTGAATCCCCTTGTTCCAGCATTTATAAGAGACATAGGTTTACTCCTTTCCTTCATGAATTTTTTGATTTAATGCGACCACGAACGATTTATGAACGTCAGGGTAATCGAGTGCAATTGCCCGATTCGCTTCGCTTGTGGACATCCCCTGTTTTTTGAATTCACCCTGGAGATGTTTGAACGCTAAAATCGGGTCAGCCTCATCCAGGGTTTTTCTCCCCACAGGCTTTCCTGGTAAACAGCTAACGGGGTCAAAACCAAGGCTTCGCTTTTGTTTTTGCGCTTCTGCCTGCGCTTTTTCCTGCGCTTCAATCTGCTTTTGCTGTGCCGCGATAAAGGCGGATTGTGCCTCCACAACAGTAGATCCCGCTTTCACCTGAGCGAGAACGAAATCAGACGACGCTCCAGGACACGCTCTTTCCAGTTCTTCAATGGTAGCTGTTACGGGAGCCTCTTTTTCTTTCTGATTCATAATTACTTCCTCCTTTCCATCAGTTTTCATATCAATTTGAGCTGATATTTTGCTTCTACTTGCCGCCTTCAAAACTTCCTTGAAGGTCTTTACTCCATCAGTGAGCCCGACTTTTTGAGCTTCTTTTCCAATCCATACGCGCCCATCAGCCAGGGGACGAATCTCTCTCAAAGATAATCCGCGCCCCTTAGCGACTCCGAAAAGAAAAAAATCATAGAATGAATTGACAACCTTTTGGAGTTCCTCCAGCTGTTCCGGAGAAATTTCAGTTCCAACAGTTCCCGCACCCTTGAAGTCCCCGGTTGTAATCAAATGAACTTTGATCCCCATTTGTGCAGCTTGCATTGAGTAATCATACACAGCAGAGAAAACACCTATAGAACCAACCAAAGCCGTTGAATTCGTATAGATTTTATGAGCCTGAGAAGCAATCCAGTAAGCCGCTGAAGCACCGGTGTCCTCAATGAACGCTAAAACGGTTTTTTGCTCCGCTGCTTTCTGTATCTCATCAGCCAGGTCTTGTATTCCAGAAACGGTTCCACCAGGGGAATCAATATTCAAAATAATTGAAATGACATCAGGGTTTTTCACCAGGGAACGAATCACGCTCCGGAGGCGAACCGTAGAAGTGGAATCACCCAGGGAAGTTTCAGCTTTCATAAGAAGCCCTTGTACCTGGACAACTGCGACCCGCTTTCCTTTTTGCCCTTCCGCGGGAAAAGTATTAAAATATCTGTCATCATTATAAGCGGCTTTAGGCACGCTATTTATATGAGAAATTAAATCCATATCCTTCACGCTTGAATACATGGATTTAATCACATCTGGAAGAATAGCCCACAACCCGAAATAATCCATAATCCGCGGAAAACTATTCTTTAGCTGTTTCGGTAGATTCAACAGGTTGTTTGACATCTGAGCCTCCTTTAGCCTGATATTTCCCGGTTATAATCTCGCGCCAATCTACATTAATATCGGGGAATTCTTTTTTTAAATCCTGAACTGCCTGCATCGCCTTTTGTATTTCCTGAAGCCGATCCTGCGTCCTTATCTTGATGAACTCTTCCCATTCCCTTCCGTATCGCTCTTGTTGAAGCTGGGAGGGAGAGATCATACCACCATCAAGCCGCGCTTGATCCGCTTTCGCATCCTGAAGCGGTTGAATGTATGGATATTGAGGACGCCCCCAGGTGTGATTAAACAGCTTATCTTGAAGCTTCAAATAATACGCGGCGATCTTCGGATCAAATCCGGGGGAATCTTGCTCAAGCCAAAAATTCAGAAGCCATTTGTAATAGGGGCGACAAATTTTCCCTGTTATAGAACCTTGATTCGATTTAAATCCGATCCGTGCCTGATCTACTACACCCCGGTAGCCTGAGAAATTTGTTTGCGAAGCATCAAGCAAAACCAGGATGAGCGGCATCCCGATCGCATTACCGATCAATGTTATTAAGAGTTTTACGTGTGAAAAATATTCCGGGTTCGGAATGTTCGGTGAAAAACCAGAAATTTTCTCCCCAGGGCGCCCAAAAATTTCCATACCAGGAGCCACGCTTTTTAGCACCCGCGTCCCTCCATTTTTCATAGTTTGCGTTGAACGAAGATCCGATTCAGTACCCGGAAGCCCGGTCAATTTACGTGAGATATCGCCCTGTTCATGTAGGATTGCAAAGCATGACGCCGCTTGTTGCTGTACGAGTTTAGCGAAATTAATATCCTCGAACATACCAGCAATATCAGCCACACAAGCGAACGCCGAAAGTCCCCGCGTTTGACTTACACGTTTGGGGTTGTATAAATGAAATACCTGTCTTAAACCTCGATCGTCACGAACCTTGAAAGCTTCAACATCACCTACCCGTTGTATTTGATAAGACGGCGAAATCTCATCTTTCGTTACCCAGTACTCAAGTCGTCTTCGGCGTTCATCCAACAGAACGCCCAGGACAACGTTTCTTTTCGTGTTTGACGGGGTTTTTACTCTGTGCGCTTCTATCAACTGCAATGATCCCTCAGTAGTGGGAATGGCAATTATATCACCATCAATCAGCATTTGACGGAAGGAGAGTTTGAGCATCTCAAGAAAATCCAATTCCCCGGAGGCATCAACCCTTTCCGGATCAGTGGTATGTTCAATCCATTTGTTTTTTAAATATTGGTCAACTTCAGGGTCACCCGTTTGTGGACGTAGGGGAAAACCGTCTCTAATAGTATTGTCAACAGCGCGCTTAACGATTTGACTAATCAAACTATCATTGACATCCATGTCACGGACATATTCCATGCCACGAAAAAACTTAGACTCATCGATAAACATATAGTCAGCAGTTTTTCCAGTTGAGGATACACCCCGATTCCGGCGAAACCGCGAATTGTTTGCAACCTGGTATTCAGACTTCAAATCATTGAACTGTTCAATCAGCCCTTTTTCGCTTAAATACCACTCACCAGACATTAATCTCGATAATCCTCCATTGAAATGAACACTACTCCGGCGCCTCCCGAGTCCACATCTTTTAATGACGCAAGAAAAGCCTCTGCTTTTTCTAATTCAGATCGAATGACATCAGGATTAAAACCATAAGACTCCCCTCCGGCTTCGTTATCACGAGAATATGTAGTAGGAATTAAAAGGAGAAGTTTTCGACACGCATTGACAAACGCCTTACATTTCGTTTCGTTTTGTTCTGTGGCATAATCAGCATTCGCTAAGTAAGCCGCTTTCGCTGTTTCGAGATCAGAAGCCATTAAAAACACCTCTAAAAAATTTGAGCCTTCCAGAAGAAATAGGAGCCAGTCACTCCTAAGCCCGACTGGAAGGCTCAGTGGAGGCATAACAAAGAACAATTATAATAAATCGATGTTCCACCTTTTAGAAGTCAAATAAAAAATGCAAACTAACAAAAAAAGATTATGAGCCTCATATAACAATAGCATTGACTCATTTGATTTTACATGACTCAAGTATATACAGAAAAACTCTATTAGGGCGATCAATTAATTCACCGGATTCTAACCGTTTACGTTGTTTCAGCAAACCATTAAGCATTCCTCGGAGTACTTGAGCCTTCTCCAGAGACAACCGCGAGATGTTAACATTTCTGACGCAATACTCACCTTTTTTCACTTTCCGGAACGGAACTTCAACAGTCACTTTTGATACTTGAGTCACTTTTGACACTTGCTTTTTAACCATTGTAAAACCTCCCCATATTTTGAATATTATCTCGAAAACTCTTTACAAAATCATACTCATCTTGAGGCTCTGGTTCTCTCACCGGCTCTCTCCCTCCGGCTTGCTTATTCTGTATCATGATCTTACAAAAATTACTCGCACAAAGAGAGATATATAAACAATCGAAAAAATGATTGTTCCGGCTTTCCTGAATCCACTTTATCATTTCTCCTTTACCAGGGACTTCAACCTTAGTTTTCCGCTCAGCGGAAAAATGTTTTGTAATGGTAATATGTTCATTTTTATCCGGAGAGGAATAAAGTTGAATCGCCCCGGCTTGCTCCTCACCGTCAACCAGTACCGGAATAGTCAACGCTTCATGAGACCGAGTCTTCCAGTAGTCAGAATCAATTTCCACGAGCGCAATACCATCAGAACGCAGATATTTGAAATAATATTGCAACCCAACAAATATTGTATTTTTGTCAATCTTTTGAGGTGATAAATAGTTCCTCCCTTTTATCCCACCATACCCCTTTATTGGACGGTATCGAGTACCAAACTCATGGCAAAAATCATATAGAGCCTGGCGGGAATCGGCAAAGCCTGAATCGAACCAAACTTGAAGCGGCATCTTTCGTTCTTTTGAATCCACAACAGGAAACCCCGTTTCAAGAAATTCCTGGAAATCTTTGAGTGCAATCCGTGTGGCTGTATCTGTACCCAAGTCATCCGCTGCAATCTCAAACTTGCCATAATTGCAAATCACGCCCTTATCATCAGCGCGGGAAGCCAAAAGGATATAATAGCCTAACCGTTTATGTAAGTCCACCCCACCGGTAATCCAATCACACCATTGAGGAATTTCCCCCTTTAATGTTTGCCCTCGGCGTTTATTTGTAATTTTGTAATCAAGTATTGTGAGATTTACCTCCGGAGATTCATACGGTATAGACCAATAAAACTGACAGAGCTTGCGCTCCATATCATCTTTTACTCGTTCATCTTCACACTGTTCTTTTTTCCACTCTTCAACCCCGATATCCCCAGGAACCCACATCCTATTGTTGAACGCATTCCACCGCATTGAAAAAGTCAAAACCTTTTCCGGGTCATTCCTATGTTTTATGTCACATTTTAGGTTCATGTTTTCCCGGTCATTCTGAGTCAATGGGTAAGCACAAGCCGGACAAATAAAATAAGATTTGAGATAAGCTTCCTTTTCAGTTTCCGCATCCTGCCAGCCTTTGAGATGTTCCCTTTCAGGTGTCACCCAAGATTTACAATACGGACACTGACACACAATATAACTATCAGTACCCGCTTTTAACTCGCGATATGTTCTTCCCTTCTTTGTGGATAAAGTACATTCAAGATAAATCCGCTTTTGCATAATCCCGTGTGCCAAAGTTCGCGCTTCAATCTGTGAAACAGGATCGGTTTCAATGGAAAGATCACTACCTTCATCAAACCCGTCAATTTCCGTGATTGCGGCAACACGGGTTTCATAATGAGCGCGGGATTTATCTCCCAACTTTCCTGCGCCCCCCCCTGTCATGATTTTTATTGACGTTCCGTTCCGGAAATCAATTGACGTGAACTCCCCGCCCCGGCTCCCCGCTCCTGTTAATGGCATTAAATTTCTATACTTTGACCGCTTGATTATGGGTTCTAAATCTTTCTTCCACTTTTCCATTGCAATCAACGCCGTGGGTGTACCCAGAATTAACCCCTCATTCATCTGAAAAAGATGATAAGTGGCAGGAATTATCCACCCGGCAAGGCTCTTTCCTGACTGTGTGCATCCAGTCAGAAGGTGCCGGGGGAATTTTTGAGAGTCAATCGCTGTGAACCAATGACGCAAAAACGGTTGACGGCTTAGCCGGAACCGTTGGTTTTTGAAAGGTCCCTTTGCAACTACTATATCACGTTCGCTAAATTCTGTCATGGTAAGCGGAGGCTTTGACTTACACTTAGCCAGAAACCACCGGAGAACCTTCTTTGTTGACGGTAATTTGACTTTCAACGTCATTGCTTATATCCTCAATCGCTTCGTTCAATACTTGTTGAGCTTCATCCCCAAACTTGCGTTGAAGTGTATCTCCCACCTGTCGGAGCCTGGAGGCAATTCGTTCGAGCCATATCCTGACCGGCTCCAGCTCACACAGCCGTCCTTCCCGGAGCTCTCTTTCCAGGATTGCAAGTTTTACTTTTTCCCACTTGAGAAGTCGTTCGGCTTTATCAAGATCACTCTCGGAAGATTCAGATTGAGTGCCAAGTCGCTTCTCGCGCCATTTGATCACAGCCTCCAGATTATATGTTTTGTCTCGCCGGTTTCGCCGTAACCCATCGCGCTTGTGCCATTGAGAAACCCCCATTGGTGATATACCATACAAGTCCGCCAGCTCCCCCCCTCTTACCGCCTTCGGGTTTATATACCCTACAGCCCGGACGAGATCGTCAAGCCATCGCCCTTGTGGGTTCCCTTTAATTGACTGAATCAGGAGTTTCTCAATCAGTAGTTTTATTTTGGGGTCTGGTTTTTTCATTAAGGAAATCTCAATATTTTTTCAGATTTAATCCTTTTCAAAAGATCGTTTGGCTCTGGTTCTTTTGTTATAAACAATCCCCCCCAAGTCGCCAAAAATTTTAAGTGAATTCTTCAGCCGACCAAAAGCCTCTCCAGCTTCCTTCAAACCTGAAAGTTTCGTAGGTAATTTTTTCATACACTAAACCGCCGAAAAAAGTTGTATTTGCATAAAAACAGGGCAATGGCTGACAGCCTGCCTACCTCATAACCGTCGAAAGAACCTAACCTGTTATTAGCTGTTTCTTATTGCTTGCTATTTCATTTATTTTTCTCAACATTTCTTTGTTGCTCAATGGTTGAACCCCCAGCCGGATCAAGTGAGCTCGGACTTTACCGTCAACTTTGAAGTGGGGAATTTTCGAGAGTTCGATCAATCTTGGATCGAGTCCCACTTTTGACGCGAACTGTATCAGTTCTCCGGGGTCATCAGCGAACAGCATACAGCAAGGAGTTATTGTTTCTCTTATGGTTCTAAGGTTATCTACATAGATCACTTTTTCCTCCTTTTTGGAATCATCGTTCTTGTTTTATATTCAAGGGGTACTTCCGGTTCCGGCATCCAGAATCGAATCATCATCAATCT